CTGCATTTTTCTAATTTTCTTGTACACCTACATATTACGCACCAGCTAATGCGTTGTAGTATACGGTAGGCACACCCAAAAAGAAATGGGCGTTAAAATCGGTTCCGATCGAAGTATATCGTTCTAGAGCCATCGTTTGAGAGGTTGATGAATCGACCGTCCGAACGATGAACTTATAAAGATCACCATTCGATTTGTCGGTTGACGAACCCGTCATCCATTGATCGAACCGATTAATATAGAACTTGTACGGAATCATCATTGGGAGCTCGGCCGAAAGTCCGGGCTGTCCCTCATAATTCGTCAAGACTAATCCTGCTGCGCCAATCGTCGTATTGGCACTCCAACTCATGTTTTTAAACAAAGTTGTAGTATTAAAACTACTCCCGGCCAAAGATTTTACTGTCGGCGCGCTAATAGTTACCCCAGGATCACGATAGAGAGCCACCGAACTTGGTCCGTGACTGATCTTGTTGATCACATTGAAGTGCCAACGCATACTGCCTCTAAGAGCCAAATATGCGGGAGCTATCCAGCAAAAACTATTCATATTAGTATAATTAAAGCCTGGATTTCCTGTTCCAGTCACAGATGCAGCCGTCTCATAAGAGAGGGCACTATAACCGGGCATAGGGGGATATTTCGACATTGGTAGACGATACTCTCTTGCAAGGTCTGTAGCTGTCACAGTAAGAAACATTGGTACCAAATCCACGAGTTGGGAGCGGCGTAAAAGTTTCCGTAAAGAAACAATCGGCTCACCCCAATTCTTGATGTAAGTTTCATCGGGTTGGTTAGTTTCATAATGTGAATCAGACTGCGGTGGTAAGTAGCTAAATTTGTTCATACCGTCCACAGGATTTGCGAATTGAACATTCTCTGCACCTCTTACGAAGACCATAACCGTAATGGGGGCTGTATCTACGGGCGCTGAGAGTATATTCAAACATCGCACCACTAGAGCGCCATTATCATCACCTTTTGATGGAGTTTGTACCGATGAGGTACTCCATTTGTTGGGAGCGTAAATGTCGCCTTGGTGGGTTTGCTCTAGCCAGGGTACTGGCTGGAGGTAAGGTACGCGAAACTCTATCTCAGTTGAACTCTCGATATCCACCACTTGTGTAAGTGTTGTATGGGAAACATCAGTCACACTACTGATTTGACCATATGGTTCCCAATGGATTCGGAGTCTACCACGGTGAAATGGTGACGCGATAATTCGGAATGTGAAGATCAAATCTCCTCTCCAATAGCGAAAACAACGAGCTAACCAAGACAATGGTGTTTGTTGAATCGCCCAGGTTCCGCTTGAATTAGCGACACCTCTATCATAGAGAAGGGGATTTACTAGCGAAGAGAAGAACAAAGTATTCGCTGGATCTGTAGTATTCCAGGTGAAGCTTGTCAAGAATGATTGTCGTTGTACTAAATTAGGAATCGAAAGCTAATCATCACCTTCTAACCCAACCATGTATGGTGAAACAGAGAGTTCAGCTTTCGGATCCAAGGAAAACTTGGAAACCGGCTGAGAAATCTCTGCTGAAGCCAAATCGTGGAAGGGCAAGTTCTTCATAGGCATCACTGGTGATATTACTGGAGTGTTACTCCAACCAAACAATGACGCGACGCGCGCAACAGCAGAAGCTCCAATCTTAGTAGCCAACGCGAATTTGCCAATCACTGGCACATTAACGAGATAGGCTGCGGCTTTGGATAACATATTTGCGGGAGCTGATACCGGTCCATTGTGATCTTCAACATAAGAATCGGATTGTAAAATGGGCTGGCTAGTGAATCCTGCTAGCTGCACGTCTTCCATCCAGGCATAAACTGAAATTGTAACACCACTACTAGAAGCACCATTAGCGCTTCGAAGTGGTACGTACTGTAACATTCTTAAAGAACCGAACTGCTGGATGGCAGTAACCTCTGTCAGGGCGAGATAGTCTTGCCAATAAAAGAAAGGCAATTCCATGACGCCCCCAGTGGAGGTTTGTGGGTATAGAAAGATCCCAGGATATTGCGAGAACGGAATCAAACTTGAGCCTCCGAAAGTTGATACTCTAGTTGAATTGTATCCCGCCATGGGTTCATAAATTGCTCTCATAGCACCATAATAAAATGGTGAACTATTGATCACAAACTTTAACTTCAATTTCCCACGAATAAATGGAAAGTTACTCAGCTTTTTAGCGACCTCAGTATTTGTAAAGTAAAGTTGCCAAGGGTAGATAGTGGTATCCGCCCATCCTGTATTCCAAGTAAAGCTAGCGATCTGCACGGGACGTTGTAAAAACCTCCCTAGATCTATCGATGGCTCGATTGGCGCAAAAGCGCCATTAGCTCCACCTTCTGGAAAGCTTAGGAGTTCACCTTCGCTGGCTTCCATAAATTCTGTTGTTTGTGCCACTGTGGTTGTGACACTACCCCTTGCCGGCTGAACAGCCGAAACTTGGGGTTGATTAGGCCCAGTACCTTGCGATATTGTGCTTAAACCCTTGGGTAGTGCAATGCCAGGAGCATCAGCACTCACCCTATTCTTTTCTAGTAATGTCTCGCTGGGATTTGTTGAGACAAAAACATCGTTAGTTATTGAAGCGGGTTGTTTTATACCAAGTGACCATTAACCCTTCAGGCCACTCTCCTTTGATCGTTGGGTGTCAGCTAACCCTTTGGTAAATACCAATTTTGAGGAACGCTCATGCAGACAACGTGCTCTTCCACGCCCAACTCTGAGTGATCAGCTAAGAGAAGTAGTAACTAAGAAGCACGAATCGCTTTTGGTTATGACCTGCGATCGAAGGCCGCGCCAGAATGGCGCTTTAATGGGGATTGACCCCATACTGCTCCGATATTGATCGTGTGATCGGAACAGTTCGTAGGCGTATTGTCTCACATTCGGGACACGCCAAATAAAGGTATAAGTAATCAGAGGTCACACTAATTCTCCGATTCACCATCAACCGAGCTCCACAATGACAATAGCCATCCTCCTGGCACACAATACACCATGGATCCCAATCGATTCTACACCCTCCACATAAGAGACACTCCTGGACTGCATCATGCGGTCCAAGAATATATGGGCATCTCCAACAAAGTTGGCAAGCCGTTCGACTCTCATAGTGGGAATCTGATTGCATCGTTCCGCGGCCTAAGGCTCGTCCTTGCGCGATCCATCGCTCGCATTCAGCGCTTTCACGTGGTAGACACCACTCTAAATTACACTGATTGTAGCGCGATAGTTTCCACCTACTGGTCAATTCTTCCCAATCGGCTAAAATCGGCTTGTTTCCTCTATGATTGAAGTATTCCTCAATGCCACAGTGCTCGATCAGTTCTAAAAGAATCTCCCGGAACTTCTCGAATTTTTCGCGCCCATGATGCCACATAGCATCATTCTGCCCCGCAATCGTTTGAGCATAGGAAAACTCGTTAGATACAACTCCCGAAGGGATATGCATCAGCAGAGCTTTTCGTATAGACGCTTCATCCAAAGGGGCAACGTAACCCTCAACCTCCGGCTCATACCTGAACCAGCGTTTAAGGAAGGTCACTTCTTTGAATGTAATGTAAGGAACTGACTCGGCACCCTTGTCTGCCATCGTGTAGACGACGTCGTGGGCGCCTAAGAGTTGGGAAATCGAAGTGTGATTAAACCAGGGAGCGTCATTGCTGACTGAGCCCAGGTTGTCATCACCATAAAAAATGAAGCGAGTATCTTTAAAGAAGTTTGCTCCACGGGCGAGCACGGTTTCACGCGCGTCGTCCTTCTTCGCATCTGGATGTAATTCGCAGTAGCAAAATATCATATACAGGGCGTTCACGATACCATTAATATGGACTGTAAGCGCCTGCCCAGACGGGTTTTTCCCTGTTCCTTGGACAAGGTCCCCAAAGTAATCAATCAGTGGATGAACCAAGTCCTCAGCAGCAGCTCGCATACACAACACGTGCTGCTCTGAAGCCCCAAGTAATTGACCCAACTCAATAATAAATGAGTAGGCCTGTCGCAAAACTTGTACGACCATGGACATATCAAAGTCCTTAAAGTCGCCTGCAATATAATTATCATGCTTTAGCAGGTATTTCGCGAGAAGATCCCATTGGGACCCATTAGCATCCATGCCAGGGGCTTGCATGAATACAACTGGGTTGGTTTGCACCAACCTAGTGAACCATGTGAAAATTTGACGTTGTGCAATAATAAAAGCTGCAGGTCCTCCAAAGAAGACTCTTGTGTTTTTCTCGTCAATTTTTGAGAATTTCCGTGGTTCATCTTTGAGTGAAGCCGTAAATATAGGTGAGGCTTGTAATCCATTGCTCCATCTTTCGAAGCAAAAATCAATCATTTGTTGCATTTCCTCATTAGGAATCAGCTCACTCGTCCAATCTCCCTCCACTTTTGGTGTAATGAAATTGGTTTTTGGTCCTCTAAACGGATAACCTACCGAAGTGTTGATAGGAATCCGATCGATAAACCGATGCCCAGGCACCCCATTAATAGCATCATGCTGGGACAATATGAACGCTCTCCAGTCCGCTTTTCTATGTTTCATGACATGATCAATAAAGATCTTTGACATTCTTTCAATTTTATATTGCGGAATGCTTGCGTTTGTTCGATTAAGGGTGCCAAGATGGCGGTAGCGAGGCCCGTACCCTCGCATTACAGGTTGTCCATGTTCTTTAACGAACCCATGTACCTCCTGCAAAAATTTCGCACCAATGGTATCTTCAACGTGCGATTTAGTCGCAGCTCGAAAGCCGTCGAATGAACCCAAAGGGTTCACACCATCCAACGCATCCACATAGCGAATAATGCTTCGTTCGTGGAGTTCTCCCAAGTTCCCAACTTTCCCTGGTCGGGATAGATCGGGTGGAGCGCAACTAATAAGAGTACCAAAGTTCTTCCCACATAGGTTGTAACTATAGCTCTTAGTGCACTCTTGATTGAGATAAAGGTGCAATCCAACTAAAACGGGTCCAGCATTAGTGAGCGCGATCAAAAGAGAACCGCAATCACCCTGGATTGTCGTCGGATTTGGGCCTGACGCGCGGGTAACAACCCACGCTGGTTGGCCCATGAACTCCTCACACCAGATTTTCTTTGCTCTAGCAACGACGAGAGTACCTTGCTTTTGCCTACCAATTTGAATGGCAGGCCCTTGGTAACTCAACATCGAGCGATCGGGAATGTTTATCTGAATTGCTCTCTGGGGAGGAATAGCCGGAAAATCTATAATAGACATTTCGTCATCGAAATATTCGACTTGAAGCTTGTCCATGCCAACACTGCGGGTCATTTCTAACCCGTTTTTAGCATAATACGTAATCCGGACGCCATAAAGTTCAATGGCCCTTGGAGGGGCATATTTCTTCAGGCAAAAATGGGACATAAATAGAATTTTGGTCCCACCAACAAACAAGCCACACCCGCCAGTAATGGCAGATTGGTTTGTATCGTCGGTTGTCCATAGAAAATCAATGCGCAGCAAACTACGTTGATAGTAAGCCACGAGGGTATCTGTATCTGCGGTTTTCAATGAACTGCTTGGCAGCGGGATGTCGATGACTGTACATCGGTAATCGCGCTTTCGCCAAACATTTTCCGGTTCTACACCGGGGAGCATGTTGGAGACTTGTAGTGTCCCCTGTAGTACTCCAGGCACCTCGCCTTCTCCATCAGGAAAGAAATACTTCTTGACAAGTAGACCGGCGCCAATTGCGGCCACCAAACTTGCGATAAGTATCAACAGGTTTTGTGTGCCACCTAACGAGGCATACATTCGCGCCCCAGCATTCTTCACGAGGGTGAATTGATCATCCAAGTAAAGAGCTAGTTTATCACGAGTGCGCCGTAGGGCCACATCCACAACTAATGTAGTAACATTGGGATAACCCAAGTACTTAAGCGGATATTGCGGCCAACAAATGGTACCAACTGCTAATGCAGCGACACCACCGTAAATGTTGCAGTAACATCGCAACAAGTGCACAATCAACGCACTTACGAGCGTGTCATACACCAAAACCAGGACTTTGCAGAACTTAACAAAGGAACTGCACCTGGCATAAGGCCATTTTAACAAGTAGTTCATCACAAAGACGGCAACTTGCACTAACGTCATCCACACATATGGCCAAATGGTAGCTCCAAGACCAGGACCAATTTTTGGCCCATCCGCCCGTGGCGGAATACTTAGAGCTCCAGTGAAGTGGATGTCCACGGAATCAGGTTCATCTTCCCCTTCTAAAATAGGGGTCTGATCGCCATCATCTTCCAAAATAGGAGTATCAATAAAATCAACTCCATTCTGCACCTTTAGTCCTTCAGTGCAAACTCCATCTTTATGATTTGAAATAAACAAACCACAAATTGGGCAGCATGGAGAATCTGCCAAATTGTTCATGCTATTAACCACCCGGTTTTGTTGAGCAACATGCTCCTCTGAGCGGTTTTTAAACCAACGCATAAACTCCCAAACCTCGATTCGTTGTAAACCTGGTTGCGGTTTGAATCTTCCAACTTCTTGTTGACCATCAACACATTCGGTGGTAGCATAATCGATACTAATCCACCAAAGCTCCGGAAAACCTTCGAAAGTAGGAACGCGGTTGGGATCCAAGAAACCATCAGTGCCAACGAATTCGTCCTTAAGTTCTAATCGGACACGATGTTGCAAACGGCGATAAACCGCAGCAGTATCTTGGAAGTAGACATGGGCTGACAAGTCTAGCACATTCGAGCTAACCTGAACCAGATCAGCAAGAACAGGCTTTGCGCCCTTATCTTCAAGTGCGGCACAATCGGCAAGGAGGGGCATGACATTACACACATGGAGAATTTCCTTGTGGAACTCTTCAATACCCAACACCTTATTTGGGTTGTGAGCGCTCACATCATCATATGTGATCGCCCATTGGTTGGCTTGATAGCCATCCCAGTGCCGCTTTCCAGGTGACCGCAAAAAGGGGTCAATGGTACTATCCTTTTGGTGCAATTTTGCATATAATACATGGCAAGACTTCATAAATGAAGATTTTGCGATCTTGGATTTCCCACACACGAAAAGACAAAAAGGTTGCCTCCTTAATCGTGTACCTAGAATAGACCCATTGAACTTCGCCAATAGGTCTCGTGTTTTGCAGATCCGCGCGTGAACTGCGGCAATAAGCTTATTTGGCATCTTCTGATACCGCATAGCTGTAACCATTTCTGTTCCTTCAGCTATTAACGCTTTGGCGCGGTCTACTGTGGCTTGCGCATCATTTGGAATGACATAGTCACTCATAACACGCTCGACTTCTAAATTGTCGTTAAACCACCTTGTGTATGCGTCTTCCGTGTGGAACAAATCAGACCAACGACCGGATTGCACACATTGGTAGAAATTCGACATAATGCTTTTCAGCAACTGTCCGATGGTTAGAATCAAATCAGCTCCATCTTGGAATTTCTTTAAAATGGAAGATTCAGCCAACTTCATAATATCCCTTTCAGAACATTTTTCCACCCCATGTAGAGCGATAGAAGTGACATAAACGTAAAGCAACTTCACGTTCTCCCATAAAACGGAATTGCGATATTTCTTATACCACACTTCCGGGTTGACACCTTTTGCATTTTCAAGGAAGGCATCCGATTGGAAAGTACCAAAATTACTCAGTAAACTACCAACCATTTCTTGGGCCCTTGCAAACCCAGTACTTACGTGACGGCGTAAGAGACTAAGAGCATGCGGGAGCATGGCTCTATAAGACTCTGCCATTGTGCAAGTCAAACCGAACATTAGGAAGTCAAAAATCGTCCCATCTTGTCCGAAAAGCCAATCCAATGTAGATGAGGACTGGCGTTGCGCCTCCTTTCTCTGCCTTTGTTTTTGGCGGATAATGGTGCGCATTTTGCTCTTTAGCTTTTCACGGCCTTCGAGCGGAGGTCTAACACTATTCGCTTTCCGTCCGACCTGTTGACGATAAGCAAGAACGGGATGTGAACCCGAAGGCGGATTTCGTAGTTCCGACGCCTCCAAAAGATTTTCTTGTTGTTTTCGTGCAAATGCACGGAGCGCAATAATCGTTTTCTGGTTCATGTTCGTCTCCGGTTCTTATTTTGTTATTATTTCTCCCACAGTTCGGGATATCTCCTGGACTTTTACCGGAGAAATATAATCCAAGTACAATGTTTCATAACCCATAGGGTGAATGAACATGCAGGTCAGGGCGTACAATCGTAGAGGCCCTGAACAATCCACAGTGAAACGTGTGATTTACGAGTTTACAGACATTCTACACTCACTCACATCGTAGCTGAATTAGTTTTATCGGAAAAGAAATTGGACTCCGATAAGCCACTTTTATAGTTTTCTATTTTATAATTTTTACGTTTTGCCACAATAGTGGTTTTCGTAGCGTCGCTGGGTCGTGGTCTAGGCATTAAACTTTATACCACAATTGTCCAGCTTTCGTAGCGTCTCCGTCCCCCAAGCGATATGGGTTCAGGATTTCGACATGCATATGAAGGTCCTAGTTAAACATGAAGCGGACCTAAAGATGTTTATGTACAATCTTTTACGTGCGTACACCGATGCACGGTGAACAGAAGGGAACAATACCTAAGTATTGTGGGGTAATGAGAACAATCGCTGCAAATAGACAACAATTCCACTTATCACGAATGCTTTTTTCAACCAATGAAGAAGGACACCGTGTTAAGTACAAGGGTCTGCCTCTGAAACGGCTGAATATCCATTGATTGTATGAAACCTATTTCTAGGTAGAGTATAAACTCTTTAATACTTCAAAAACTCTGTCACCAGTTTTTT